AGGTTGAAGCCCCCCGCCGATAGGCCCCAAAGCAATAAGGTCCGGGAGAGGCTCTTAGGGCTGGCCATGGGGCACCTCCGGGGTAGGTTGCTTTGCAACGGCCTGGGCCTGGTTTTCTTTGATACGCCGCGCAGCAAACAGCAAAGCATCAATCTGGGTGGCACTATCAAAGGCCGCTACCCGGCACCCTACCGGTTGATCGCCGGTGTAGAGGGTATTGAGCGCCGCTAGGATCGCCGTTCGGTTACGGAGCGGAGAGTCTAAGGCTGTGGCACTGGCGGCGGTGCCGTCCATGCTGCCATGGGTGGCCATGAGCCCCTTAACCAGGTCGTTCTCCTTGGCAAGTTGGTCCAGGAGCCAGCGTTCTACGTCGAGGGCCTGGGTTGCTTGTTGCTCAGAGGCAAACTTAAGGTACTGAGCAGCTCGGGCGCAGACTAGATTCTGGGTATCGGCCCCGGCCAGCTCCAGCGCAGCACTCAGGGTTGCCCCCCGAGATGCCAAGGCAGAGTCCAAAGTAGGCGGCGCAGCCGCTTCCTCCAGGCCCTGTTCCTTGCCTGCTTGCTTGGCCCCCTGCACAGCCTGATTGATTACGTCCAAGGTGATTGGTACGGCCCCAGGCTCCGCCGTAGCAGGGCCAGGGCTTCCTCCCGGGCTAACTACCCGGATCGCCCCGACGATGATGGTACCCAGGACAACAACCCCGGCAAAGGCCAGTGGTTTATTAAGAGACATCGTTCAAATCCTCCAAAAGTAGGGAGATAGCAGCCCGGGTATCATCCGGGAGGTTGGATCCGGTGAGGGTTCTTAGCTGCGCAATCAACCGGCTCCGGGCCTTGGCCTGGGCCTGGGTAGTTTGCCGCCGTAGGTACTCCTCCAGGCTTATCCCCACCGCCACCCCAGGGGCACCAAACAAGAACGCTCCCCGAAAGCAAGCATTGGTAATGCGGTGGGAGCTAAAGGCCCCAGTCTGCGAACTTAGAAACTGGGTCCATTCCCCCGACAAACTCCACGACACCCCCACCGCCGCAAAGCCGAGGGGTAGTAAAAACCGGGTAAGAACATAAATCAGCATGGAATTTAGCCTGGAAGTAAAAGGAACCATCCACCGGCCTAACCCTTGGCCTAGCTGGCATGGGGCCGGTGGAAGCGTAAAAACCCTAGTTAGTTCCGCCGTTGCGGATAGAACCGCTAGGGCGGGAAGAACCGGGGTGGAGTTGCTTGATCAGGTCATCAGCTCGAAGGCGAGCTTGACGAAGGGTTAGATCGGGGTGCTGGAGCTGGATAATCTGGGTAAGTTTGTCTAAGTTCATGGGTACAGTCTCCGGGGAGTTTCAAAGGTTGGAAGTATCTCAGCTTGGGAGTTCCGTAGTTTCGCAGTGCCAACGCCCAAGGCAAGAGCCAGGGCCACAGCAGCGAGAACTACCATGGCCCAAGCGCCTAGCCCTGGGCCTCGGGCTTTACCGCTGCATCAAAGTCCTGGCGGGCCTTGATCTTGGCAGCTTGGATCGCCGTCAGCCGCTCCAGTTCCTGGTTATAGGCTTGGAGCAGGTCAACCTCCAGACCCTGGGTTTCTGCATCGGCCTGGGCCCGGGAAACAGTCCCAGAGATAGCCCTGAGGGTGTCTAAGGTCTGGGCCGAGGCTTGCCGTAGGGTAACCATCGTCAGGTCGGAGTTATCCCCTTGGCGAGTCAGGGTTTGGCCGTAGGCGGAGAGGGTTGCAAGGGCACCCCCCAGGGGGCGGAAGTCCTCCGCCTCAAACTCTACCGGCTCGTCCATCCGGGGTAATACCTCAGGCTCAACGGCCTTACCGTAGGCATCCTGGACATCCTCCACCCATTCCTCAGGGACCAGGGCCTGGTCTAAGATGACCCGGTTTTGATAGTCCCGGAACAGGACCAAGGCTAGGCTAGTAAACTTCCCATTCTCGGCCTTGATCCGAGACTCAGGGAACGCTTTAAGCAACCAAGGGAGTCGGCATTTACGAACCGTAGACGAGTCCACCGACAACTCCTCCGCCACCTGCGGGGCGGTGTAGCGGCCTAGGCGATCATCCGGGGAATCCTTGGCCGGTCCTTGATAATCCTCAGTAAATCCTTGAGTAGCAGTCATAGTTTTAGGCATGGTATTCGTGAAAGTGTTTACTGTACGGGGGTTTCGAGCTTTGATACTACCGAAGTTCAGTACCTTGATAGTATCGCAGTTGCATCCTTGCGGAGTCCGGGAGGAGTCCTCGAGGACTCCTTGAAATCTGTTATAACATATAATCGTAGTAAATGAGTAACTAATTTCTTACTCATCTTTACTAAAATCTTGGCAATCGTTACTATTCAGGGGTAAACAATGGGCAAGCGAGTGAGCAAGCGGGTGATGGTGACGTTGCCGGACGAGGTAGCGAAGGCGTTGGAGGCTTGGGCGGAACGCCAGGGAAGGCCCACGGCCAACCTCGCCGCCTATCTCCTTGAGACCAGTATCCGCGAGGCTCAGGAACGAGGAGACCTCACGACGGCCTAACGCCAAGAAATAGCCCCAGGGGAGTTCTTCCTGGGGCTCTTAGCGCTTACTTGTATTCCCGATCTAAGGATGCCCGGGGGTTAACCGTTCACGAAGGTTGGTTGGATGAAGACCCACTTTCGCTCATTGAACTCCCTGGACCCGACCGGCACTCTACGCCAGTGGCCCCTCCTCCAGTGAGCTACAGGGCTGCTATGGAGCTTAGCTTTCCCTGGGGTGGCCTGGGTAGGGGTGTCGCTGGCTAATTTGAACGTTGAACCCAACCAGCGGGGATAGAGGGTGGAAGTCTCAGCCTTTCCAGCTCCGCCGAACCCTTTGGCTTGAGCTTGTTTGGGTAAGGCTTCCGCCCCAAGCAAATCGGGGCGGTAGGTCAGGGCCAGCAGGACTTGACACACGATCCGCTCCACCCGCTTTACGAAATCATGGTCTGCCTTACTCAGGTTCAGATTCCCGGTAGTTTGGGAAAAGTCGTTTTTTAGGGTTCCATCCTCGGCCACCCCGCTTACATCGTGCCAGATTACCCCGCTACTATCCAAGGCAACCCAGAGTAAATTCTGAGGGTAAGGAAGATTTACAACAAAGCTAACGTCGCTTCCAGGGGCCACACTTCGCTGAGGGTAGGCTTTATCGGCGAGGTGGACAGTCAGGTTGTTTATAGTGGTCCCGTCGGGAGTAACTAAGGTGTTCTGAGGCAAGACCAGCATAAAGGTTGGCAGGGGTGGGTTAAGGTCTACCAGCAACCCTTTATCTTCCGCCACGTCGCTTAAATCAAAGGCCCTCAGCAAGTCGCGCTTAATCACATACATAGGAGCCCTAGTCGCCACCCACAGGCCTTGTAAGGAGGCATTGGTGTAATCTCCGATAGTAAGCAAGCTGGAGTCCATGGATAGGGAGGCTAAGGCCATTCCTAGATCAGAGGCGATGTCCTTCCAAGGCTTATACCCTGGAGGCATTTTGTAAGGCAGTTGCTTCCGGATCCGGTTACTTTCGACACCAATTAAAGATAATACTGGAATGGATCCGTTGGGGGCGGTTGCAAGCATGGGACTAAATCTCCTTAGGTACAGTCCGGCACCGGGAACACTTCCTCCGCCAGGGCGAAGAGGATATTAAATTCTTGGCCGGTACACTGAAACACTTGGTCCGAAGTCGGCACCATGGCGGAGTAAATGGTTTCCAGCTTGGAGCCGATCTGCAATGTCCCCAGGACATGGCCCGGGGCTACCTCGACCCCGGTCTTGGCAGCGGTGAATAAGGCCTTGGCATAGTTCAAGGCCGATACTTCCTTGTCTTTAGCCAGGGCCTTATCAATGGCCTTAGTAAGCTTTGCTCCCGCCATGGCGGGATGGAGCAGGATGGCATTAAGAGCCGAGACCAGAGACCCGTCTAAGACCAGCTTCAAGGTTCGAGGTAACCGGCCCCGACCATCATTGTCCAGGCCATGGGCCAAGACCTCGGCCATCCTCAGGTAGACCCCTGGGGCAAACCCGGCATAGTCAATGCCGATCCACACCGTGGGGGCCAGGGCCGGGTCCAGGACTCGGAGGGGAGGGTGTTGAGCCTCAACCTGGGTAGGTGCCGTCAGCATGGCGGTCTCCAAAATAAACCTCGTAGAAGCTGGCAAAGGTCACGGGCTCCCCGTTAGGGAATTTGAATAGGCCGGACTTGCCCAGCATGTAACAAAGCTCCACCGGTGGGGCGTTAGCTTTGCGGTATCGCGGGGCCATGGATTGCAAAGTTGTATAGCTGAGGGATAACCCAGTCTTTTCCTTGAACGTGCAGTGAAAGTCTACCCAGCTCGCCGCACCTAATTGAGCTTTAAGGTCTAAAAATAGCGCAGATAGAGCCTCGGGATGGGTAGGTAACTTACTATTCTGTTGGTCTCTGGGGTGGGTGGCTAAATTAGTATTCTGCGGGTCTTTTAAGTCTGGTACTGAGGAAATAACTCTCATAGTAAATCTCCGTTTTGACTACGGTCTCCGAAGTAAACCTCATACATACTCTCAAAGGTGATCACCTCCCTATTAGGGAAGCAAAACAGCCTAGGCCGGGTTAGAAGGTAAATCAGCTCAGGATTAGGCGAATTACTCAGGGTATACGAGGCCCCCAACTTTTGTAGGGTACCTAGGGGGAGCTTAATGCCCAATACGTCGAAAAAGTTGTGAATAAACATACTCCAGTTAGTGGCGCATAAAGACCCTCTAATCTGAAGCACAACCTCGATAAATTCAGTTTGGTGTGCCTCCAACCGACTTTGGAAAACACGTTGCCTGGACATAGTAAAACCATAGTTGGAAACTATGTACTATTTTACCAAGTAAAATCCAAAAATAAGTCTATATCTAGTGCCTTAGTCTTATATTCTGGGTTGCTTACCACTATCCCTAGTCCTCCAGCCCCAAGCTCTGACGAAGTTCCTCCTCTGTGCAGCCAGCCAAGTCCCCGGCCCGGGCTAGGACCAGGTCCACCCCGAGGCGGATCAAGGTGTTGTCGGTGATGCGCTCCCCGGCACCTTTGCGACGGCGGTTGAGCTTGCGGGTAATCTTACCGAGTTCCTCGAGTTGGCCTGGGCGGAGGCGAGTATCTTTGCGCTCTAGGGTTAAATACTTAGGTGTTCCTGGCGGTGGAGCATCGTCCGGGGCTTCTACGTTGGGAGTAGTCTCGGGGGTAACAGGGGGCTCCTCCGGGGTTAGTTCCTGGGCCAGAATATCGGTAATTTTTCGAGTCGCCATGGCCCCTCCCTGGGGTAGTTCAAAAATCAGCTGTAACCCTTGCCCTGTAAGGCGTTGAGGATTATTCCTAGTCCTTATATATATTTAGAAGGGAAACTAATAATTATCCGGGGGTAAGATCGGCCTGGATCTGGTCGAGTACTTTGCGGTATTCCTCCGCCGAAGGTCGAGCCCCTGGGTACTGAGTCAAGGGCACCCCCTCAACGATGAATCGCTCCAAGGCTACCCGAGACCTTATCACCGTATCAAAGATCCGCACTCCCGAACTACGGAGCTGAGACTGAATCTGGATAGCTTCGATCCGCCGTCGCGTATCCACCCGGCACAGCAGCACCCGGTAAGGAACCTGGGTGGGGAGAATTAAGCCTTGGATCGTCCGGGTCAGTTCCCGCAGGTCCAACGGCGAAGGGCTCGCAGGCAGTACCAGGAAATCACTTAGTTTGGCAACCAGCGTCAAGGTGCTATCGGCCAGGGCCGGGGGCGTATCCACGACCAGGGCGGAGTAACTTGCCACCTGGCGGAGCTGCGCCAAGACCTGGGGATTAGTTTCTTGGGCCAGATCAAAGAGGCCGGTCTCCGCCATCCCTTGAGCCACCCACGCCGCACTCCCCTGGGGGTCGGCATCGACTAGCAGCACCTTCCCCAGACGTTCCCCCAGGCAAGCAGCCAGGGCCAGAGCCGTCGTGGTCTTGCCGCTCCCTCCCTTGCCGTTAATTACCGAAATCACTAACCCCTTACTCAAGACCCTTTCCTTCCGCCATGGCGGAATAAACCATTATCCAAACTCCTACCCTACCGCAGTTCCAAACTTCCGCGACAAATATAAAGATTCGACTTCTTAACTTACTCACTAGGGTAGTTCCGAAGTTTCGTAGTATAATAAACCTACGTGATGAACTGGCGCGGGCTACCGGCAACGGAGTACCTTGGCGGTAGCCGTTTATTTCCTCTGAGTAAGCCCCATGGCTCAAGTAACCCGAATCAACCTAACAGATAAATACGCCATAACCGTAGAGGCTGCGGCAAAACAATTAGGCGTTAGCCAAGCGGAAGTTTGTCGGATGGGACTAAGGGCACTTTGGGGAGAAAACCTAGAGCGAGCCCCCATCCAGTCCACTGATCTAGTCCAGGACCAACCCTCGGGGCATCCTAACCCCAGACCTTCCTAAGGTTTTACCCTTTGACTGTTTGCTTACCGAGCAACTATTCAGGTTTCTGCCATGGTCATGACCGCACCCCGAGCCAAGATTACCCAGTCCACCTCCCGGCCCCAGGCCAAAGAAATCACCTACGACTACCCCCAGGGGGCGGTCCTAGGTAACGGCCAGGTTCTCCAGCGCGTGGTGATGGTCAAAGCTAAGCACGAACCCCGGTACCGGGGGCGGTTTAGCCTGAGGAGTTTCTTTACGGTTTGGGGCCTGGAGGAGTCCGAAGCAACAACCTGGGTGGCGGCAATCTGCGCCGACCTATCCCATGAAGCGACCGCGATGGTAGTCCGGGAGCTAGAAAAAACCTTTACTCCGCTGGAGAAGGCCACCAAGGTTTCTAAGCGCCAGATCCAGTTGGTGGAGCTGGTTGCCAAGAACCTCCACCCCGGATCTGAACTGGCTGATTGGCCCTTGGCATTGCCTGGGGTGTGCATCCAGAGCCTCTCCCGTAGTCTCCGCCAAGGCAAGGAACGAGGTCTCCTCTACGGCAGTCGGCCCCAGGCCGGTATCAGGACTCAGCACACCATGGTCGGCATCACCGATCTGGGCTGGTGGAAGTTGCTCAAGTCCAAACTCACCCAAGGAACCCCAATGTAAAGAATTATTACAAAATATCTAGGCCCCAAAGGAGCTGAAAATTAAATGGTTAATGTATACAGCTTTTTTGTTAAAGCCCTCCGACTGTATACAACGAGTTTTAAGGGATTCCAGCGTTGAGTCTCATGAGACTGTTAATGAGACTGGGGTAAAACCCGGGTATGGTTAACAAGGTTACTGGAGCCAAGAAGGAGTAAGTAAAAATGCTCAGGGTACGCTTAGATCAAGAAGCTTGGATTTTTATCGCTGATCGGGTATCCTATACCCACGCATGAAAACAAAAGCAAAAGGCCGGGGTAAACCCCAGCCCTTTGAATGTTTTTATATGCTTTGTGAAGAACCTAGTTACCAGCTAAGGACTTCACCTACTGCCCAGTTCAATCAAGTAAAAATCGCGGATTGCCAACCATGATTTTCCAACTGCCCCAGTTAGTGGTATCACCAAAAGGAGTCAGTAATGACTGACTTCGTAAGTAGTATATCACTTAATTCCGCAGTTGCGGATCAAGATGCTTTTATCTTACCCACGGGTACTCGCCCTGTCAATATACCGGGGGTAAATTGGGGGTTTAATTTCAGCTATAACCCTGGGCTGCGCAACAAACCCCAGGGCGAGGCCAAGAAGAAAGTCGCCAAAGGTTGGCGGCCCAAGGTTGGGGTGACTCTGGAGGAGGTCCGGGGGATTATCTCTAAGGGTTGGGGTCTTAACATGTCCCTGCTTAATAAGGCCTGGAGGAGTGACGGGGCCTTTGAGTGTTTGGCGTGGGTCATTGCCGACATCGACAACGAAGTAATCTGGGAGGGTAACCACGCCTACTCCGGGGAGTTCACCCTGGAGGAGGCCCAGGCCCATCCCTTGGTTAAGGCCCATTGTGTGCTGGGCTATACCACCCCGAGCCACGGCAGGCCGGAGCCCGCCGCCCCGAATGGGATCCATGATAAGTTCCGGTTGATTATCCCGTTGCCGGTGGTAGTCGAAGATCCGGCCCTGGCTAAGCAGGTAATTCTCCGGGTTCTTCAGGAAATCCCGGGCACCGACCGGGCCACGGTGAGCATTACCAATGCCTTCTACGGCAACACCGAGGCGGATTTCTTTGTATACAATCCCGAGGCCTCACCGGTGCCGATGGACCTGGTGCTGGAGGCGGCGGCAAGGCTAGAGGAGCTGACGCTTAAGGCCAGTGAAGCGAGTTTGCTGGTGGGCGTGGATGCTGATACCGCCTCGAAGGTGCTGAACCTGATTCCTAATATCCCCGAGGTTGTGGAGGATTGGTACACCTACCGGAACATTATGTTTGCGGCCTATAACGCGGGTGTTCCCAAGGAAGTAGCCAGGGCCTGGGCGCAGACCTCGGGGCGGTATACCGAGCAAGGGTTTGAGGCGGTGTGGGGGCCGAAGCCTGGGCCTCGGATGCTGGGCCTGGATTACCTCCTCAAGAAAGTTCCTCAGGGGTTTAGTCCTGTGCCGGAGGACTTTGGCTTTACCGGAACCCTGGTAAACCCCAACGATGTTCGGGAGGCATGGCCCTGGGAGGAGTTGGTAACTTCCCCGGCATTGACCCGGGAGATGCTAACTATACCTGGGGTAAAAATCGCCTACACCGAGCGGGAGAACTTGGTGCCGATCCTCCATACCGCGATGGAGGTAGGGATAAAGAATATCCTGGTCTCCTCCGGGACTGGGGCAGGGAAGACCACCCAGGTTACCAACATGCTGATCGGGGAAATCCCTCAGACGGCGGCATGGTTGGAGGTACCCCCGACCACTACCGAGGCCGTATTCCACGGCAAGGCCGTTGCCTTTGTTGCTACCGAAAAGTACAACCCTCCCGATCCAAAGCTCCTTACCCTAGATGCGGTGCCGAGTAAGAATCATGGCCTAATCAAGGACCAGCTCCCCGATGGACGGATCCGGTTCAAACTGGCACAGAAGCCTGAGGAAGCTAACACCAAACCAACGTGCTTATTCCCTGAGGTATTCCACCGGGCGCAGCACCTGGGGGTGACAATCCCCACGGTAACGACTTCGTCCGGGGCGGAGGTGAGTATGCCCTGTGCGGGGTGCCCGCAGGAGCGCAAGTGCCCTGCGGTGATCGGTCGGCGGAAGGTACTCCAGGAGCAGGCCTTTAGGATTCACCCCCTCCAGCTCCCCGAACCCGGCCCCGGCCCCTCCCATGGGGAGCCCGGATTTTCCTACGCCAATACCGTCGCTATTGCAGACGAGGTTGATCAATGGGCCTTTACTCAGGAACGCACCTTTAGCCGGGAGGCCTTTGATAGTGCCCTGTGCGACCTCCAGGGGGCGGTCGGGGGCTTGCCTAAGGAATGGGAGGCGTTCTTCTACACCACCCTGCGCGATGGCTGGATGAAGGCCCCTGAGACCCTAGGCCGGTACGGGATTGGTTACGCCGATATTCTGGCTCTGGTTCCTGAGGATGCGCCGGTGGTTGATACCGATGCGCTGCGCCAAGGACTGGCTGATACCAATGCCGAAGTCTTTGCCAACCTCTACGACGGGGTGATTTCCGACGGGCTGAGCGGCCTTGAAATTAACCGGGAGCGCCTGAGCCAGAACCTGGACAAGCTTCGTCCCGCCAATGCGGTATTGCTGGCCCTGGACATCCTCCAGGGTAAAGCCAAGGGCGACATTCGACTAACGGGCCTCGGGGAGTTGGTGATTAGCGCCTGGAATGATCTGGCTACCCGATTCACTCAGTTCGATACCCGGATCATGCTCTCGGCTACGGCCAACTCCCACGACCTGGCCCGGTACCTGGGGGTTCCTGAGGAGGAAATCCTGGTAGTCGAGATGGCCCCGCCTGTGGGGGCCAAGGTTACTCACACCGTAATCACCGACCTGGGCCGGATGAACCGGGAGCGCTCCGCCGATCAGAACCGCAGGCTCAAGGCTTGCTTGGATGCGATCAAGGTTAGGCACCAAGGCCCCATGGCCGTTGCTGCCTACAAGAGCTCCTACCAGAAAAATCCTGAGGTCTACCAGGCCGCAGATATTCAACTTACCCACGGGGTTGATACCATCGGCTCCAACGTGGCGGAGAAGGCCGCGAGCTTGGTCTCCGACGGGGTCCAGGTACCCAACCTCGCCGCGATGACCGCTGAGTACACCACCCTAACCGGCCTGGTACCCTTACCGGGGGTTGTGCCGGTCTTCTACCGGCAGGAAGCCGAAGGGCTACCCGAAGGTATGGCCCTGTGCTGGGTGGGCCTAGAATCGGCGGATGAGGGCCTTAGAGCCTATATCCGGCAGAAGGTAGTTACCAACCAGATTCAAACCAACGGACGGCTCCGGGCCAACCTACGGCCTGGGGAGGAGCTGCATCATTACCACACCGCCTGCTACCCGGTCCCCTATCCGATCAAGGTTGTCCAGGCCGCTGAGCTGAGCCCCGATGCTGCCCCTCGCTCCCAGGCCACCGCGCAGAAAATCCTGGCTGCTATCCAGACACTGGCGAGCCAGGGTCTTACCCTGACTCAATCCGCTATCGCGGAACTAAGCAAGGTATCCCAGAGCCGGGTCAGCAACATCCTCAAAGACCTGCGCAAGATGGCAAGCCAAGGTAGTCTGCCTCAGGTCTTGGTGGAGTTGATCGAGGCTCTAAAAATTATTCCCAGTGCTTATAAATATATATATGGACTAGGAATAATCGCCAAACCCATACAGGACAAGGGTTTGAGCCCTGTTTCGGGTAAGGCCGTTTTACCCCAAATTTTGACCCCAAAAATTACCCCAGAACCCTCAACGGAGAACCTCATGGCCAAGACCAAAACCCAGTATTCCTCCCCCGATCAGTTAGCCCTCGGCACCCTGCTAAGTGCTCCAACGACTCCGGTCGCCGCTAAGAGTGAGCTGTATACCATGCTCAACCCTGAGGATGCTAGTTACTCCGCCTACCTAACGGCCCTGGAGCTGGCCCCACGGGTGGGCCTGGACATTGAAACCTTCGCCCCAGGGCCTAAGGGTACTGCCCTAGACCCGATCACCGGTCGGGTACGGCTAATTCAACTGGCCACCGACTCCGGCACCTACGTCGTAGATCTGGGGGGCCGCTACGATGACCGGGAGGCCATTGCCAAGGCCCAGGCCCCATTCTTTGCTACCCTCAAGGCCATCCTGGAGAACCCGGATACGGTAATTCTGGGGCACAATTTAAGCTTTGATCTGCGGTTCCTCCGCTATCAGTACGGCCTCCAGGCTACCCGGGTCGTAGATACCATGATTGGGGCCAAGGTGTTTTATGGCGACTACGGCCACGACCCCGACGATCCTCGCGCCCCCAAGCGGCCTCCGGTTTTACCTGGGGGTTACTCCCTGGCCTGTGTTGCAGCCGAGTACCTCGGCGAGGCCGTAGACAAGAGCCAGCAGAAACTGGACTGGGGCCGACCTCTGGAGCAGGCGATGCTTGATTATGCCGCCAAGGATGCCGCCATTCTGATTCCTTTGTACGAGGCCATCTATAACCGGTACCTAGACACCGCCCACCCATTGCACCACCCAGGCCTTACCGCTGGCTGGAAGCTGGAGAATGAAATTATCCCGGTCTTTATTGAGATTGAACGGGCTGGGTTGCCGGTGGATGCCGTTGGGGTTGCCACCGAACTAGCCAAGATTGAGGCCCTTTATTCCGAAGTAGAGGCGGCGTGGTACAAGCTCTATCCCTCGGTTAGCCCCACGTCTAACCCTCAGGTCACTCAGGCCTTAGGCCTGGAAAGCTCTAATGCTGAGGTCTTGCAGGCGAACAAGGATAAGCCAGGGGTCTTACAAATCCAGCAGCTTCGAGCGTTGAACGTGCTCCGCAACGATCTTAAGTATTTCCAACGGTCTAGCGAATCTTTGGGCGAAGGTCGGATCCGGACTATCTATACATCCCTAACCGGTACTGGGCGCTCTAGCTCTGGAGGAACTAGGGTTAGCAACGTATTCAACAACTTACAGAAGGTCGTCAATGCCCCTCGCGCCGTCCTGAGCGACTACGACCTAACTCCGGTGAGGAGCTTTGTCCGGCCGACTGAGGGTAAGGTCATGGCGGTGATCGACCTGGCTGCGGCCCATGCCCGCATTGCTGCGAGCGAGGCTAACGATAGCCTAGCCATTGCCGCTTTCCAAGACCCTAGCATCGACACGCACAGCCAGGTTGCGGCCTTTATCGCCCAGGCCCAGGGCCTTCCCTGGAGCTGGGAATATATCAATGAGGCCCGCAAGGATAAGAGCAACCCCGACCAGGCCAAGGCCAAGAACCTTCGGGACATCGCCAAGACCACCTTTTATTCCTGGCTCAATGGTGGAGGACCGAAGCGGGTCCAAGGCTCCATCCTGGAGGAGACCGGGGTGGCCCCAAGCCTGGATGACTGCAAGCTGGCCCTTGCCGGTTGCCGGAATCTATTTAGCGGTATCGAAGGCTTTATCACGAAGCGGGTGAACCGGATCAACGCCAAGCCTATCGCCCTGGGGGGTCGGTTGTTTGGGGTCAATGCTACCTCCGACGGCTTCCGCCTTACCCTGCCCATGATGCCGGATGATTACGGCAAATTCGAGGTTGCCCGCAACGAGGCCATCGCCTCCACCTGGAGCCGGATCGAAGCTACCGCTATGAAGCGGGCAGTCCTGGCGGTCTCCCAGTTGGCCAAGGCTAATCCTCAGTGGGGCCTTGAAATCATCAACTACGTGCATGACGAGGTTGATGTCTTGGTTGATTCCGCGATGGCGGAGGAGGCCATTACCCAGGTCCGCGATACCGTGGGTGATGCCTTTGCCGGAGTACTCCGTAATGGATGCCCGGACGGTCGGGAGGAGTTCTGGGGCAAGCTGGTGGTAAGTTCCTGGGCCGATAAGTAGCGCAATAAAAACGGGGTTGGCCCCTCAGGACCACCCCCGCACTCGTAAACAAATTCCTCTTAAGGATAGCTCATGAAACTGCGAGATTACCAATTCCAACTAATTTTAGAAGCCCGCCGAGCTGCCGCCGAGGGTAATTCCAGAGTTCTTCTGTACCTCCCGACCGGTGGAGGAAAAACCGTGATCGCCGCAGGGTTGATCAAACAGTATTGGTCCCTGGGCCGCTCTGCATTGTTTATCGTCCGCCAAGAACCCTTGATCGGCCAAACCATTGCCAAGTTGGAGGCCGTAGGTTGCCCCTGTGGGGTGATCAAGGCCGGATATACCCCAGACCTTACTCAGCAGGTCCAGGTCGCTACCATCCAAACCATGAACCGCCGTGGCCTTTACCCGGATGCCGATCTGGTAATCCTGGACGAGGCCCACGGTGCTACCGCTGCCCAATACGACCAGGTCTTTGCTAAGTACCAGCAAAGTTTAATCCTTGGCCTCACCGCCACGCCGTTCCGCACCAAGCGGAGTGAATCACTCAAGTCCAGGTTTGATACCTTGGTCGGGACTCTGCAATCCGCCGACCTGGTGGAGCGGGGGTTCTTGGTTCCTCCCGTGGTCTATGGCTGGGATAAAGATGCCCTTGATTTATCTCAGGCCCGCACCACCCAGGGGGACTTTAACCTGGCAGACCTGGCCGTTGCCTGTGATAGGCCGGAGATGATTGCTGCGGCCGTGGAGGAGTACCAGGACCGATGCCCGGGCCGTCGTGCCATTGCCTTTACCGTGTCCCTAGAGCACTCCGCCCACGTTGCCAAGGCCTTTAACCAGGCCGGTATCCCGGCCGAGACCGTAGACGGCTCCACCCCTCCCGAGGAACGTCAAGCTATCTACCAGCGACTCCGCAACTGCGAAACTCTGGTAGTGGTCTCGGTCGGGGTATTGAGCGAAGGCTTCGACGAACCCAGTGCAGAGGTTGGCTTGATGCTCCGCCCAACCAAGTCCCGAGGCCTTTGGTTGCAGCAGGTGGGTCGGGTACTGAGGCCGTCGCCTGCTACAGGCAAGGCCGAGGCGATCATCCTGGATCAGGCCGGGAATACCTGGAGGCATGGGCTACCCACCGATAAAATCTCGCTCTCCCTCACTGAGGCTCCCCTAGATAATGGCCCTGGGGAGGCCCCGGTGAAACTATGCCCCGACTGCGGCACGATGGTCTCCGCCTCGCTCATGCTCTGCCCAACCTGTGCCCATATCTTCCCGCCCCCGGCCAAGGCCAGCCTCACCGCCAAGCTAACTAAGCTGGAGGCCCAGGACTTGCTAGAACGACGCCTGGATTATTGGTGGCAGGTCGCTGAGAGTAACTTCTACTCCAGGGGTTGGATCTTTCACCAATTCCTCGCCGCCTACCCTACCCCCACCTACGAGCAATTCAAGTCCCTCGGCAAAAAGCTGGGTTACAAACGAGGCTGGGCCAAGCATAAATACCTGGAGTTCTACCCGGAGGAAGCCCAGGAACCTTCCCTAGTGCAAGTGAATTATTAAGATTCCTTCCGCAATTGCGGATCGGGGTTTACTTTCTTAGGACGTATACGTTATATTAAGAGGGTAAACAAATTCTATCGGGTTTCACTATGCTGGTCGACGCTCCTACCTCCACCCCTGACTACTCTGGCCTCATAGCCCAAGCCGTTAGCCAACGGCAAGCCGAGAACTCCAACCCCCAAGGCCCCAAGACCCAGGCCGCCAACAAATTACTCGCCACGCTCCGCACCCAGAGCGTTTACACCCTGGCGATCACCGTCAACGTAGGCCGCGCCCGGGCTCAGGTAGCCTGGGACACCCTCAACCTTAGCCCGGAACTTATCTCGACGCTTACCCAGGCCGGAGCCACTTGCCCAAGCGTGGATGTGTTCCGGGGCCTAGCCAAGCGTGGAACGTCCTTGAAATCCGCCAAGGAAGCCCTCCAGGACACCTACCTAACCTATGGCGGAGGCCTTTGGTTCTGCCGCGAGCAAGACCTCCCCGCCGTTGCTGAGCGGATTGCCGCGATGCAGGCCCTGGCCACCGAACTTCGGGAGGAGCTGGCTACCATCTACGACGGCGAATTCCACGCCTACCTCCAACGGGTCGGGGCGGTGCTGGCTGCCGCAGGCCTTACCCCCAACGACGCTGCCACGGTATTAGATCGCCTAGCGTCTGCGTTCCCGACCCTGGCCCAGGCGCAGGACGGCTTCGGAGTCACCGTCGACGGCCCCTACCGGATTCCTTCCTTTACTGAGCAGGCCGCCCAAGACAATGCCCTTGCCGCCGAAGTCCTGCCTAGCTCAGAGCTACAAGCCCTGGTCGAACTCCAGGAGCAATATAAATCCCGGATTCAATCCGCGATAACGGATGCAACGGCCCAGGCCAAGGATTCTATCTATGCCTTGATCGCTGAGCAACTCGAGCGATGCTCCGGGATAGATGCCAAGGGCCTTAACCCCAGGTCGGCCCGGAAGATGAGCGAAACCATAGAAATCCTCCAGCGCAAGTTGGATTTTAACCAGGACTTAGCCGGACTGGTCGCAGACATTTCCTCGGCTACTCAGGCGGCGCAGACCGGCCAGCACGATGAACTGGCCCGGGCTATCGGCGAACTTCGGAATAAATTGGCTGGAGACCTCGATCAAATCAAGGCTTCCTCCTCCACCGGCCACCGAAAGATCGCCGCTTTCATGCTGGGGTGATCACCTTGGGAGAAGTTTATAGAAACTTAATAAATTTCCCCGTTTTACCCCTTTACTTTTCTAGTCCGTATACGTTATATTAAAACGGTAAACAAATTTGAGTCGGCCATGTCTCACTTCACCACAGTCAAAACGCTATTTTCTAACCCTGAGGTTCTGATCGCTGCCCTTAAAGAAGCCTTTGGTTGGGAGGCGGAATACTCCCCGGCCCGGTTACCGTTGTTTGGGTACCTAGGTGATGACCGGAGCCAATTAGAGCCCAGTGACCCCAACTATTCCCTTCCTTGTGAAATCCGCATAAACCGCTCTCAGGTAGGGCGCAACGCCAACGACCTCGGCTTTTTACTCGACCCTACCACAGGCCACTACCAGGCCATTGTGTCGGAGTTTGATTCCCGGCACCACTTCACCGAACTGGACCGCCAAACCCTTACCCGGGAGTATTCGCGGCAAAGTGTTTTGAAGGTTGCCAAAGAGAAGAACTGGGATGTTATTGAGGTTAAGAAAGGCCTCGAAACTACCCTGACTCTTAAGCCTAAAAAAGTCAAAAATGTTCTTCTCCAACGTTAATTTTTCCTAACATATTTACAGAGGTATTGTGCTATGATTTCCAAAGAAACCGGCATTGTTGTGACGATAACAGAAACAGGGGAAACCTTGATAGAAGTTATCAACGGAGATGGTAAAACTTGCACCGACCTGACCCAAGCTTTGGAGCAAGAAATAGGGCAGGTGGTTGATCGGAAATACAAACCTGAACACCGCGACTCCAACATCCGCCTACACCAACGGCTACAACAACGCTAATTCCCTGGGGGCTGCGCATCCAGAACAACACGCAGAGGAGTTTGTTTTTATTTGCACAACTTAATTCTGCATACCTTACCCGGAGACAGATCATGGAAACGATCAACGACTTTTACTCTGAAATCCAAGCCGAAGCTGAAACCCTGGGCGGAGCCGCTGATCGGCTCCCATTCTGCCAGGTACTCAACCCTAAGAAAGGGTTTGAAAAGCGGTCCAGCGCCCCCAACTACGGCATTTTTATTCCCGCTGAGGAGGCGGAACTGGCCGGGTTTACCCCAGACGGTGTTATCTGGAAGGCCCATGAGCATACCTTTGAAGGTGGCAGTACTGAGCAAGGGTTCCTGGCGGTATCGCCTCGGCTGGTGATTGTGTATAAGTCTGGGCTGGAGGTCTACCTCCCGGGCCTGGACGGGTCTCGGCGGTGTGCAGGGGTGGCCTTTAACGCCGACGGCACCCGAACTCCTCACGCAGAGCGGGACGATGCCAAGCTGGTTACCCGCTACCTGGTTGGGTTCGTCGATGCCCATAGCCATCTCCTCCACGGCACTCCCTTTGGTCTACGGGCCTCGGGTGGCTTTGGTGGGGCCTTTGGGGAGGAGGTCACCAATCTCCGCCGTGATTTTGCCAAGCCTTTAGCCAAGGTAATTAAGGCCGGGGGTGTCAGTGCCGCGACCCATGCCTACTGCGTTGGAGCGTTTACCTTTTACGGTGTTAATCCGCCCAAAGGCCAGCAACCTTTTCTAGCACCGGTGGCCCGGGCCTTGCCTTTACTCCAGGGTGATCCGGGGTTGGAGGAGGCCGTTGAGGTGAACCGCAAGAATGGCCGCAGGGTAAAGCTCACTGGTACTGAGCTATCTACCTTGTTTGTGACTCGGAACAACCTCTCCCGGGCTGTGATCGAGGATTGGCAAGCCGCTTACAAGGGCTTTGCCGAACTCCCCGGCAAGAAGGATGCCGATGCCCAACCTCAGGCCCCGGCCCGGGAGGAAGCCGAGGACTGGAAAGGTACCTTCGATCTAGGTAAGGTGACCTTTAGCGAAGGCGGAGACCAGGCTACCACGCCCTTTACTCGGGCCGATAATCGGGTCTTTGACGCCACCATGGATGCCCACCTGTTCACCGGCCTGAGCGCCGAGACCTGCGCCGTCTGGGGCTGGGTGGAAGGGGGTAAGGGCCTCACGGTCACTGCCGCCACTAACCTCTCCGACAACGTTCCGTTCTAGTTCCTCCACCGCCCCGGGCCCTGGGTATTCCCTCGGCCTGGGGCCTTGCCCCGCTTCGGTGGGGGTGGCCCCAGGGCCAGACCACGAATCTTTGGAGGAACGGAGATGCACTATTTTGTAACCCTTACCACCCCGACAACCGACGGCTCTACACAGTCCTGGAGCGTAGAGGAGGCTGAGAATCCGTCTGAGGCGGTGGCCCAGGCGGTGGAAAATTTAGCTAATATCGACTACGGCCCAGAGCCTAGGATCTTCTACACAGGCCGAAACTGTGAAAGTAGGCCCCGATATGTAATTCATTACTCCCCGCCCAATACCCTAGGCATTACCGAGCGGTTAGAGGTTGTGGCGGAGGCTAGTCCTTGCAACCTTTACCGGGTGGAGGATCGGGTACAGAATCCGCAGGAATATTGGGCGCCTACCCCGGAGAAAGCTGCGGAGTGGCTTGTAGATTCCACACTTAAACTTTGGGGGACCTCTGCGACCTTGAGTTCCCAGTTAGAAAAAAGTTGGCCTTCGGAGAACCCCACTAACTGGATTGTCAACGTAATTGTCGACCTCAAGCAACCTAAAGACCAGGTAATCGAGGAAGTCGAAGTCCGGGCCTTGGTCCCGGCCACGGTGTAAGTTGTTGCTTTGTTTCGGCCCCTGGAGTAATGCCTGGGGGCACTACCCTTTTAATCCGCAGTAGCGGAACGGAGAATTACCCATGACCAAACCCGTTTTTATTAATGTCTTGGGTTACGCCAATTTGAACTACGGCTATCACCTGATCCGAATGGACTTAGTGGAGCGGTGTCAGCTTGCTTTCAACCATGAAGGTGAGGTAGTTTTTCAAATTTACTACACCCCGGACACGACAATTGAACTAGACCTCAAGGCAGACTTCGGCCAGCTAAATAAGTTTCGAGCCTTAATGATCAAGGAAGATATTACCGTGAAGCAGCACGAGCTACCCGAAGGCCATCCTTACTACAGAAGCTTGGGGAGCTAACCATGAAATTCTTTGCTGAGATTAAGCCCAAGGAAGGGGCGTTCCTTGTCCCGGCTGTATCGGTGGTGGATGCCGGTAAACCCTCCGAGGCCCTCAACCAGGTGATTAGTTCCTGGTTTGCCGATCAGGACATTTCCCCGGAAGGGGCTACCCTAACCCCCTTGGGTGGGACAGAGTACCTGCTAGGAATTGCAGGCCGGGAACCCTTCCCGATTATCGCCGAGGCTAAACCATGCACCGCCTGGGAGGTCTGCGGTATAGCAGAACCATTCTCGGGGAAGCCTTTACCCCCTGGGGAGGAAGTCTGGGCTCCAAGTCCATTGGTAGCGGCAGAGCTTTTCGTTAAGGCCAGACTACCCTTGTATCGGGCCTTGGATGACCGCAACTATGACGTAATCCACGGGCATAGCCGGATGCTAGAAGAATGGACCAAGGACTCTAAAAAGCATTGGCGGTGCAAGGTGAGACTTGCTTCGGTCTCCATGCAGGGAGGCACCCGGTATATATCCCTCGGCCAACCCTTGGACATTTTCGTAACCGAACCCTAACCAACTTTACCCCGCAGTAGCGGAACGGAGAATCGAAACATGACAACTACCCCAGAAAATACCGGCCCCACCCCTCGACCCAACTCTAAGCGGAGCGACCCGGACTGGTTGACCCGGACCTACTTCCTAGAAAAGACCACCGACATTGAAGTCGAAGCCGAACTAATTAAGCTCCGGCGAGATGGCATAGAGATGGACAAGAGTGACTTAGTTAATTCTGTGTTGAAGGGCTGGGTTGCAGGGCGGCGAGGGCAAGTACCGGAGTCTGATACTACGGAAGCGGGAGGAATGGAGGAAGTTCCTTTGGGGGAAGTCCTAATGCGGGAGCTGGATAAACTCCAGGAAACGGCTTGTGTGATTTATAGCGTCTGGCGTAGGGTAGCTCCAGACTTAACTGGCCTGCTAGCCTCCCAGTTTGCAATGCTCGCCAACTGGAAGATCCCTAGTGAAGTGGAGGCCCAATGGGAGCCGGAGCCCCATAGTGGGCTGGAGGACCGAGAGATGTCTCTAGTTGATATAGTCAACGCCAGATCCGCCAAAGTACAGGACTGGGCCAGGTCTACAACTTATGTCTTTGACTATCAGGCATTAACCGAAGATTGGGAGAACCCACCAAGCCAGGATGATCCCCTACTGGTGTTCGAGGTTTCAAGGCAATGGCTAACCGAGGGCCTAGAAAGCTGGTTCGAGCATCAACTTATCGTGGAACGGATTGCGACGATCCGTAAGAGTCTTAACCTAGTCAAGGGTTTACCCGAATGGGTTGATCCTGAGGATTTGTACCGGATTGTCGCGGAGCTAGACCAGGCTCTAAGAATCGTCGATCAACAATTCCCTTACAACGTAAACCCCGAACCACCCTTTTAATCCGCAGTAGCGGAACGGAGATTAATCATGGCTTTCTTTATCCTCAACGGTCAACCGGTGATCCCCTCCCCGTTGGAGTTGGCGTTCCCCGACGGCGAGTCATTTGATGCAGCCGACCTTAGGGCCTTCCTAGGGTATGAGTCTGGTGACGAAAATGCTTGGGCGATGGCGTTGTTTAGAACAACGATGGCCCTGAGCAAGGCCTTCGGTCATCCTGAGGCCGACCCGTGGGAGTATTGCCTGGAGGAGGACCGGTTCACCAAAGGCTTTATCTATTGCCTAATCCAGAACTGCCGCAACGGTCACCCCAATGTTGCCAAAATGCAGACTTATGTCTCAATTGGAACCTGGGTCGCTGAGCAGAAGCACCGCCAGTTACCCCTGGAGGAGTTGGTTAAGGGCATTGAGGTATTTATGGGGATGCCCCTGGCGAACATCCAAGAATTAATGCAGCCGGTGGAGGCCAAGGGTTCTTTACGATGATTTTACAAACTTCGGTACTATCAAACTTCGAGGCTTCGGGGGTTCCGGTTTCCGGGGTTCCGGTGGACTGCCTCAATACCAGGCCGGAGCGCCTGGGGGAGAACGCCACCCCGGAGCCGATCATTGCAGCGGCCCGGTATACCTTAGGCGGAACTATCGCCCTGGACCCGGCCAGCTCCTTGATCATCAACCAGGTTGTGCAGGCGGAGCGGTTTTATACCGCCGAGGACGATGGCCTAGTCCAGCCCTGGGAGTCCTCTACCCTTTGGCTAAACCCGCCTGGTACCTCTAAGAGCCGGGGTAAAACGGTGAAGTCGGCCCATTGGTTTAAGCGCCTATGGCGGGAGTTCCAGGGTGGGTCCGTGGGGGAGGCCATAGCTCTCTGCTACCGGGCCGGATCGGTGGGAGTCCTGGGGGTGGGGATGCTGGAGTATCCTCTCTGCATTACGGCCTATCGGGGGAATCCTGTGATCAGTACCTCAGGCCGTATCTCCTACGAGGTGATCGAAGATGGCCAACGGGTAGCCCAGGATAGCAACACGCAAAGCTCGGTGATTGTATTGCTGAGCAATAACCCCCAGACGGTAGCCCGGTTTCAAGAGTCGTTCCTAAGCTTTGGAGTAATTAAGCGATGACTAATATCGGCGATCATGTCTGGGTCGGGCGGCGCAGATATTACCACTGCGGCAAGGGTAACTACCCTGGGGTAACCACTATCCTAGGGGCCACAAAACGGCCTGAGGATGCCGCAGGGTTGGCCCGGTGGCGGGCTAGGGTAGGAGAGGAGGAAGCTAACCGTATCTCCTCCGAGTCGGCTGCAAGGGGCACCCAGGTCCACGCCAGGATAGAAGCCTATCTCTCCCCCAGGCTACCCCAACCCCAGGCCCTGGAGCCCCTAGACCATGACCCGGCCCTAGATGGGTACTGGAACTCTATTCAATCCGCTATCGCGGAAATAAAGCCCTTGTACTTGGAGCAGTTTGTTTACTCCGACCGGTACCGCTATGCCGGGACGATGGATTGTCTGGGGTATTACCAGGGGAAGCTAAGCCTGATTGATTTCAAGACCTCCGCCAAGGTAAAGCCTGAGGCCTATACCGTTGACTGGCTCTGCCAGTTGGTGGCCTATGCTGCGGCCTCTCGGGAGATAGGCATCCTCCCGGACTCTATTGAGCAGGGGGTAGTCCTGGTGGCCCTCCCCGACCGACCGGCCCAGGTATTTACCAAGCCCCGGGAGGAGCTAAGGGAATACTGGTACCAGTTCCAGAACCGTGTAAACAAGTTCTATCTCCAGCTTGAGGCTGGCTAAAGCCATGAAAATTCTAGGCATTGACCCAGGCACAACGCTATCGGCGTGGGTACTGTGGGACTCCGGAAGTAACAAAGTTCTGGAGTCCTCCACCGTAGAAAATGATCAGGTTCTGGCCCGGGTAAAGGCCGGGGGCTATAGCTTGCTTGGGGTGGAGATGATCGAGTCCCAGGGCATGGCCGTAGGTCGCACAACGTTCGAGACCATCGTCTGGATAGGACGGTTCCTGGAATCCGCCCAGGCCCCTTACCAACTAGTCCACCGGGGCCTTATCAAGCTCCACCGCTGCGGGTCTGCCAGGGCCAAGGACGGCAACATAAAGCAAGCCCTGGTGGACCTCTACGGCGGGCCGGGGGTGAAGAAGGCCCCAGGCCCTACCTACGGCCTAGTCGCCCACCAATGGCAAGCCCTTGCCGTTGCTGCCCACCTGGCTGAGGGTGGCCCGGTACGGTTGGGCCGCAACCAGGTGAATGTACCCGAGGCCGTCACCAAGGCTAAGCCAAAGAACTCCCCGTGTAATAAGCCCAAGGCCGTCGCCGTTGCCTAACCCCGCCAAATACCCCGGGCCTTAGCAAAGACCAGCTCGGGGTATTGCTGCGCTAGCCAGACGGAGGCCTCGGCGTTGACTTCCTCCAACGTAAAGTCCGAGGGCAGGTCCAAGGTCTTGAACTGCCAAGGTTTAACCCTGGCGCGTCGAGGGTCTACCTGGGCCGGATCGTAGACCTGGAGAATATACCGGGTACGGCCTGGGGCGGGAGGAACTTTGGGAGGAGTCATAGGTTGGGCCTGGGAAGTAGCACGTTAAACCCGGCAAGGTCTGCATCACGACGAGTTTTTAGAAAACTTGGATCCAGCCAAGACGGGCGAGGTAAAATAGCTTTGTGGCATAGTTAAAACGTGGGGTGTCCCCACGAAAGAAGGATAAATCGAAAGCGACCCCCGCCGCCAAGCAATGGGGTCGCTTTTTATTACCTAGCCCCAGACCTTAGCTTAGCAAGGGTCTCCGCCCAGCATTGATCGGTGGGTTCCTCCAGGACTCCCATCTTGTAAAAGGCCTGGAGTTGAATATCGCGGGTGCCCCGGCAATGCCAGGTAGGGGTCAGCCCCTGGAGTTGTTCGGCGTGGCAAAAGTGATTGCCCTGGGTCAGGGCCACGGTCACCAGTTCCGGTACTAAATCCGCCAATGCGGATTGACCTCGGTAAGGACAGGTCTTGCACTTGGCAGGCCGGACCTTGTTGGGGTCATAGTTCGGGTCGGGGGTGTTGGAGCTAGATAATCCAGGATTCACCGGTGGCACCTCTGCGTAGGTTGGCTTCGATATTGCGTTGGGCTCGGACAGCCTTGGGGCTGCGCCTGGGTATTGGTACCTTGCGGTTAGTGCCGGGGTGGAGCCAAAGTTCATGATCGCCTCGGCCCTGCCTATCAAAGACATACCCCAGGCTCTGGGCCAGGGATCTTAATCGGTGGTATTCGTCTGCCATGGGGTTCCTTAGTACGGTAGTTAGAAAGTGTCAAAGTACAGAAGTCTCGAACATTGTAAGAGAACCCCCTAGAAGGCCCAGGAAGGCCCCTAGGGGGTGTCGGGGTACTTACCCCAGCATGACGACCTTACCCTTGTTCTGGGGCTTAGCAGCGGGCTCTAGCCGTTGGGTAGCGGGGCGGGCGGATGCCTTGGCCCATTCCCGCAGGTTAGCCAGGGCCTCGGGGCTGCGTTCTGAGAGGGGGCGAGTCGCCTTGATAGCAGCCTGGAGGTACTCCGGGGTGAGGGTAGCCTGGTCATCCTCGTCCATGAGGTCCAGGGCTTCCTCCACGACAGCGGCCAGCTCCGCCCCGGAGAATCCCTCGGTAGCAGCCACGGCATCCTCCAGGGCCACTTCGGCGACTCCATACCGGCTCAGGTGAGCCTCCAGGATGGCCTCCCGTTCTAGGGCGTTGGGCAGGTCCACGAAGAAAATCTCATCGAACCGGCCCTTGCGGGTGAACTCAGGAGGAAGACCAGCGATATTGTTGGCCGTTGCCAGGACAAAGACCGGGGCCGTCTTTTCCTGCATCCAGGTTAGGAGCCGTCCGAACAACCTTTGGGATACCCCGGAGTCGTTCGCGGAGTTAACCCCGGCCAGGGCCTTCTCAATCTCGTCTAGGAACAGCACACAAGGGGCAATCGCCTCGGCGGTACTGAGCAGGCGGCGCAGGTTGGCCTCAGACTCGCCGACCAAAGAGCCGTAGATAGAGCCCATGTCCACCGACAACACCGGGACATTCCAAAGGGTGCCGATAGTCTTGGCGATCAAGCTTTTACCAGAACCCGGCACCCCGACCAGCATCATGCCTTTGGGGGCGGGCCGGAGCGGGTCCGGGGTATGGAACCGCTTACCCTTGCGGTTGATCCAGGCCTTGAGCAGGTCCAGGCCAGCGGCCTCTACCTGGGGCTTGCCGCAGAACTCTACATTGAGCTTGCGGAGCTTAGTAATTTTCTGGGTGGCAATCCGTTCCGCCGTGGCGGAATCAATGGCCCCATCTGATACCGCCGCCAAGCGCAGGGCCCGGGAAATTTCAAACTGGGTTAGCCCTTGGCAGGACTGGTAGAGCCGTTCCCGGTCAGGTTGGGTCAAGGTGATTTCAAAGCCAGGGCGATCAAAGTCCTCCACCAGGTCAGACAGGGCCTGGTCAACGCACCAGCCAATGGTCTCGCCGTCGGGGAGCTGGTTAGTTAGCTCAGTCACCAACCCCTCCAGGGAACTATGTAGGGCCATGTCTTGACCCAGAATAACTAGGCGCTTCCGACTGCGGGTGAGTTCCATGGCCAGGGTCTTGATAAAACGCACCGTTTCATGGTTTACCTGGTCCCCACCGAAGTTATGGTGGACATCGACCAGGACAAACAAGGCCGGACCTTCGTATTCCCGGATGTATAGCAACACCTCCAGCAAGGGATTAGCCTGAGGGCGGAAGTCAGAGAACTTTTCATAATTCAACCCTTGGCCGATCACCGTATCGGCAACCCGGAGCCAGTTGGCCTCGTCATAGACCAGGACCGGAAGCCCCAGGTCTATCCCAACCTCACACAAGGTCTCGATCATGGCCTCCTCCTCACAGGAGGGGGAATCTAGGGAAATAACCGGGAGGCTGGCCTTGAAGTTGTCGGCGATGGCAGAAACGAGTGTAGCGGTCATGGGTGGAACCCTCAAATTTGTTTACCCTTTTAATATAACGTATACGGCTATGGAAGTAAAGAGGTATTCCTAAAAAAGTTTTAGCCCCGACCTGGGGCCGGGGCGTAGGGTGGAGCTGGGGTTGGCTAGAGGTTGGCACCGGAATACTCCAGCCTAAACAGTGCCACGGCCTCGCCAGGGCTCTCGCCTGCTTGGTAGAAGGGTTGGATACCTAGATCAACCTCTACCCCCTTGCCTCTAAGGGCCTCGACCAGGAAACCCTCTCTCAGGTCTTCGGGGTAGGAGACACGAACATAGCCCTCTCGGCTATCGTCCAGGCAAGCTAAAACCTCGCCCCCTTCGGCGGTGGCGATGATGCTCCAGTTATGGTTTAGCGGTGCTGTCATTGGTTTTTATCTTCGGTAGGTGAATAGGTGAATAGACCCGGGTTAGTACCCTCCCCGGGGTGGTTAATGGGCGCCTGGCACCGTATCCAGATCACTGGGCGCTATATCTAGATCACAGTTATAGAGCTTCGGTGTGAGTTCCCCGGCCACTAGCTCGACGGTCGTATAGCAGTCCGGTTGGGCCGGGTCAGGGTACCGGCGATCTGCTTGGTTTTGCTGCGAAGGGCAGCCTGCTAAAAAAGCCATAAGCGAAACGGCGGCGGTTACAGACAGAAATCTAGGCACGGTAATTGTCGGAACGTTCATGGGTAAAGTCTCGTAAGGTTTACAAAGGTACTGGCGGAGGGGGAGCCAGGGCTCCCCCAGGGGGCTTAGAACTCTACGTCCATGTCCTCGGCGAAGTGGATATCCACCAGGTCATAGCCGGGGTATTCCTGAGCCAGGTAGAGGCGCACCTTGGCGATTTCACCGCCCACCCCGGGGAGGAACCCCTGGGCCACGGTCACCTCGACATACTCAGTCTCGACACAAAGGCCAATCTCGGGATCCATATATGTCCGCTGGACACTGGCAACGTAGTCGCGGGTGGCAAGCTTGGTAGCAACGGGGGCGGGAGCAAGAAGAGTAGCGGTCATGGGTAAAACCCTCGGTTGAATTTGTTTACCCTTTTAATATAACGTATACGTATGGCAAAGTAAAGGGGGTTAGATGAAGAAATTTCAAAGTTCTGCGCCTTCGGTTGGGGCCCTGGTTGTCTACGCTGGTCGTTACTGGGTAGTAGTCGCACACTGGCCCGATCAACGCCTCTACCTACGGGCTCCAGGCTGGGAGCATAGCCTGGGCTGGCATGGGTGGGATGGCTATGGCAACCCCCTCCAGGTGGCGACGGTGGTTAGGCTCGGAGATGGGTTGCTGTACCCGGCCTGAGGCACCAAACAAAGAACCCCTCCGAGGGGAGGGGTGGGTGGCCTAGCCTAGCTGTAGCTGCATGTTGTGGAGCAGTGCGGCTGCTTGGTGGTTGGTGAGGCTGTAGCGGGTCTTGGCCTGGGCTACCCAGTGAGCCGGGTCTGCTTGCCAGCTTTGGCGGGTAAGCCAACGGGCAGCGTTCCGGAAGTCAGGGGTAGCAGCAGGGGTGGTAGTGAAGGTAGTCATCGGTTGGTCCTCGGTGTAAGTGGTTGGTGGGTGGGAGGAGGTTGGCTTGTCCTGGCGCTCATCACACTGTCGGTTCCCCGACTCGGCTGTTATCCGCCTCCCATGAATTTAATATAACGTATACGACTATGTTTGTAAAGGGGGTAAACCTAGGAATTTTTGGATCCAGTTTGTAACTAGGGAAGTACCTAACACTCAAACAAAGAACCCCTCCAGGGGGAGGGGTGGGGTGGAGAACCTAGGTGACCTAGCAGGTCCGGTACTGCTCAGCTACTTGGTAGATGGCGGCTTCCTGGCGCTCTGGGGTTACTACAAAGGCATTAACAGTCTCAAACTGCCTAGGGTTTATTTCCCGGGCTCTGCAAGCAGCATAGTAATGCAGGGGTTCTGAGAGTAGTTCATAAGCCTCTGGCCCTACTTGCCTTAGTAGTAGAGGAGCTGTAAGCCCTCCACTAGCAACAATGCTCTGAGCCAAGGGTTCTACCCTACCTGAGGCTACCTTGGAAAGGGTCTCTGGTACAGAGATACTCTTAACGTCCACCAAGTAAAATTCCATGCAAAACCTCAAATCTGTTTACCCTTTTAATATAACGTATACGCCTATGCTTGTAAAGGGGGTAAACTTAGAAATTTTTGGATTCAGTTTGTAACTAGGTTTGTAACTAGGGAAGTCTGGTAGTTAGGAAGTACCGGAGGAGGCCCTGGGGTGAGAAAGATCATTGGTATCGGCGGGGAGTCTGCCACCGGCAAGAGTACCCTACTTAAAAGCTTAGTAGAGACCCTAGGACCGGCCTCAGACTGGCACTGGAGCACTTTGTCGGGGCCATGGTACCCAGAGGCCCAGGTGATGGTCCTAGGGGCCGGTGGAGGGGTTAGGTACCAGGCCCATGCTCAGTTATTCCTCCAGGTTCTTCCCGCCATGGCGGAATACCGAGACCTGGTAGTGCTATTCGAGGGGGCTCCCTTGTTTAATATCAGCTTCCTCACCTACTGCAAAGTCAAGATCGCCTCTACGGTACCCAGCACCCTCGTCTACGCCCTTGAGACCTCCGAGGCTACCCTGGACTACCGTCGCCAGCAGCGGGGCGATAAACAAACCCGTAGATGGCTTCGGGGACAGGCCGCTAAAATCAAGGCCATCCTCAAGGACTTCCCCCACGCAGTTCGGCTCCGCTCGGAGTCGCTGGAGGACTCGGAAAAAAATGTCGAGGTTCTTCGGGAGGCTATTTTCAAGTAGCAGGTTGGTGGGTAGGGAGGCTCCAGATTATTTATTACTTCCCCTTCTAAATATATATAAGGACTAGGAATAATGGTCTACGCCTTACAGGGCAAGGGTTTCAGCCATTTTCGAGCTACCCCGATTTTAGCCCTTTTTTCAACCTCGAAATAGCCCAAAATACCCCCAACGTTAACCAGAAAAATGCCGGGTTACCCCTGTGCTTTTCGAGGTGGGTATGCTAGATTTATGTATGACGTATACGGGTTATTACTTCGGCCTTTATCTGAGCATTTATTCCGTTATTGCGGATCGAAGGTAGTAATTCTGAGCGATTTTTATTATTCTGTGGGGAGACTACCATGTTTTTTCTATTGCGCATGACGGATCCGGCCAGCAACCAAGGCAGCGACCAAGACCTCCGCCGCCAACGGCGACGGGAGTACATGAAGGCTTACTATCAAACTCCAGAGGGTAAGGCATCCCTGGAGAAGTACCGGGCGAGTGTCAAGGGTAAGAAAGCCGTGGCCCGGGCCGTGGACAAGTACCGGCAACTTCACCCGGACAAGGTAGAGGCCTATGAGACCTCTCCGGAGCGTAGAGCCGCCAAGGTCGAGGTATCCCGCACCTACCGGGCCACTCGCCAGGACCAGATCAAGGCCTACGAGGATTCCCCGGAGCGTAAGGCAGCTAAGGCCGCTTACGCCAAAGCATACCGGGCCAGGAAGAAGGCCGAGGCCGCAGCAAAGCTCAACCCCCAGGCCTAACCCTAGAACCCGCTCCAGGTCACCATATTGGCCCCAGGGCTGTAACTTGCCAACCTACCATGCAAGTTCTTGCGTTGCTGGGTGTCGTAGCCGTTGGCCACAGAAATGCCCATTGTGATCTTGAGTCGGGCCTTGAGGTAGTTCAAGGCCTGGGTCATGGCATCGACACAATCATCGGTAATGCCCTGGGGGAAGCTTTCTAGTTCCCGCCATAGCGGTTTAACCCCGGGCTCTGCTTCCGGGTCCGGCAACCATACCGCACCCCGCTCCACCAGGGGGAGAACCTGGTAAGCTCTATCGGCCTTGGAGGAACTACCGGGTTCTATGGCTTGGATGGGGTTGTCGAGGCGCATCTCCGTCAGGGCGTCGATCACTCCCGGGCCGTTGGCCTTATTTTCGATCAGTACCTTACTGCGGGGGTAGAGCTTGGATACCTCCCGGATCGCGTCCCGGGTATCGGTGAAACCAAGCTGAGCCCGGTATTGGTAGAGCAGGTAATACACCCACCCGCCGATTATGGCTTGGTTTCTCACCGGGCACCAGACTTGCCCAACTACCCAGGAGCTGGTGGCATTGTTGGCCCCAAAGGACAAATCCCAGGACTGAACCGATAGGGCCAAGTCCTCCGGCAGTACCGGGGGCGCACCGGCGTAAATCTTGAACTGGGCCGGGGTAAAGACCACCGAGGCATCCGCGCCAGGATTTTGCTGGTACAGACTAAGCCAATCGGCTTCGCCCATGGTGGCCTTGGTCTGGAGGAGTTGCTTGGTAGAGTACCGTTCGGGCCAAAGGGCAGCTCCAGGCGCTCGGCCTACGGGGTCCGGCTTTTCCTCGGTTGGTTCCGCGATGGCGGGTAGAGTGACATTTACCCAGTTCTCATGGGCCAGTTCGGTGAGCATCCAGGCGGCAATGTCTTTGACGCTCCAGCGGGTCATGACCATCACAATAGCGGCATCTTTACCCTGCCGGGTCAGGGCTACCGACCTTACCCACTCCCGCAGCTTTTCTTGGTAGGTGGGGGAGTCGGCTTGTTCGCGGTTCTTGATCAAGTCATCAATGATGATTAATTCCCCGCCTCGACCGGTGGCACCACCGCCGACCCCGAAAGCGTTGAACTCCCCGGCAGGGCTTCCTCCGATACAAACTTGGAAATTACCCTTGGCCTTGGTCGTGGGGCTAAGGGTAACTCCAGGAAATAATAGGCCGTAGTTGGGGGACTGGATATGACTTCGGATCTTCTCCCCGAAGCCTTCTACCAGGTTCTGAGAGTGGCCTAAGAGCATAACCCGCTTCCTCGGGTTCCGGCCCAGGAACCAGCTAGGGAAATACTGGGAGGCCAGGGTACTCTTACCATGTTGGGGAGGCATGGTCACCATCAACCTGCGTATTTCGCCCCGTTCTACGGCCTCCAGGTGCTGGGCCAGGTATTTATGGTGATCGCCTGGGGCGTAGATGCCCTGGGACCAAGCCTGCGCCTGTAGCTGGCCTTTGCGCGGGGCCGGGGGCTGGGTTTCCTCCTCCAGGCCGGAGTTAACCATGATTGCATAACCGAGTAAGGTCTTGGCTAGGTTGCTGGGTTGCAAGGACTCCCGGAGTGCTTCCAGGCTGGAGGGGTCTACAGGTTTTGAGTGGGGATTAGGCATAGTTGATTCCGCCGTTACGGATTGGAGGATAGGTACTCAGCAAGGACGGCGAGCTGGGTGGAGCTAACCGCCAAGGTATCGCCCTGGGGTTTGGCGGTGGAGGTATCGCCGAGGTTCAGTAACTTGGCCCGGGCCTGGTGGACCTTGAGGAGTTGTTCTAGGAATTTAGGATCGCCGACCTGGTCTATGGTGCGCCGTTGGATTTTTAGCTTCGCCGCTCCAGTCTCCAGGTCCAGGTCATCCGGCGAGGCCGACCGTAGCTTTTCGCTCAGGGTCTGCTCTTTGGTTTGCTTACTCCGCTCCCAGGCCTCCCACGCTTCCTTCTCAATTAACCGAAGCCGGTCTAGTTCCTGGGCAATATAAAACTCATACTGCTCCAGTTGCTCGGAGTGCCACTTAGCTTTGATCGCCTTGAGCTCTTTGGAGATTAAAGGCTGGGATACCTCCAGGTAGTTGGCAATTTCAGACTGTGACCAACCCTTGAGGTAAAGGTTGGCCACATGTTCGCGGTCTCGCTCTCGCTGGGCTGGGGTTCGCTTGGGCGCTGCCATAGATAGACTCAAAGGCTATAAACCCAGGATTCCCAACGCCCCTACTCCCTCCGGCCCAGGTTGATCACTACATCGGCCAGGTCTTGGGTAAAGTTGCTGAGGGAGTCCGAGGGCAGACCCCGGCTCTCGAACTCAGCAAGGATGATCCTCTGCCATAACGTTACAGCCGCCAGGAGGTGGACCAGGATTTCCTCCCGGGTTGGTTCTGCTTCAGGGCTGAGTAAAGTCATTGGATCTGCGGGGGTAAAAGACGAATAGGAACCCCGTTAAAGACAGGGTTGGGCGTACTCCGAAAGAAGCTTTGGACAAAGGGCTTAAATAGCATTTGCGGGGGCTTATTATCCAGCCAGATCGGGGTCTGATGCTCCGTCGGGAGCCGGTCCATGCGCATTAAGGCCTTCCTGGGTTTGTTACGGATAAACCGCTGGACAGAATCCAGGGCCTGACTCCAGACCCAACGCCTAATCTCATAGGTTTTATGGGTTCCTCCACTCTGCAAACCCTTGAGGGTTAGGTACTTAGTGTGGAAGCTCAGGACCATATTGTTAAGGTCGTGGCTGTAGTCAGGGTTGGAGTTACCTGAGGTTAGAATCCCTAGAAAATCGTGGATTTTCTGGTGGTCGTTGGGGTAGGCAATGGCACTCCTCAGTAAGGCACCCCGGAGCGCCCCATGCCTAAAGTGACTTCCCCCAGGGAGGCCCGCAGGAAAAACCACCGCTATCTCGGGCTCAAAGTAATGAAGCACGTCGCCCATCTCCTCCCCAGACCAGTTACCACCCCGGATAATGGTGATGGGGCTGGCCGGGTTCCAAAGCAGGGAATTAGCCGCTGAGACATGGTTACTGGCGCAGTATTTACAGCCAGCCATGGCCGCTAACTGGACAGGATTGCGGACCCTGCCCCGGTCAATCACAGCAAAGTGGCTTCGATCCCCGTCAAAGTGAACCATGAACCGCTGAGGAATCCCGGTCCTTACCACCGCAGAAAGCCTATGCTGGCCGTC